GCAACGGCTTACAGGCGTGATGGCTAACACGATAAAAAGAGCAAGTCAGGAACAAACCGCAAGGACTCTTGGCGAACTAGAAGTGAACCCCTCTGTCTAAATAACGGAGGGGTTTTTTCTTTGACTTGACAAAACTGATCGTGGGCTGCGCCCCAGATAACAAATTGATAAAAGCTTTAAGAAACACCACATTAAGTCCCTAAAATGTCAGACCCCTGTTGTATAGTTATAGTAATCAAACAAAGGAGAAGCCCATGGCTTATGTGAAATATGATGGATTGTTTATTGCTGAAGATGGTTCGTATGGTGGAGGCCCAGTTATCATTGCTGACCATGATGCCTTTACTGATGAGCAGATGGACATTCTATCTACCCTCGGAGATAACGAACGCTTTGACTATGCCGAAGCCCTATTGAATGGCAAAGATGTTTCTGAGTGGGAAGACCAGGTATTCTAAATGTCAGACCCTACTGATAGAGTAGACACTATGAATGAAGCAATCGTAAATAGACTACTTAGTGACTTGAATGAGTTGCTAGACCAACGTAGAGAGTATCCAGAAGATGATAGTTTCTACGACTACCTATGCGGAAGCATTGATAGAACACAATTAGTATTAGGACTCTTAGGAGTTCCAGTAGATGAAATCCCTACAGATGAGGAAGAGTAATGAGCAAGATTATTCTAGATGTAAATGCAGACTATAAGGGTGACAACCTTGTTGAACTATGTGAGTTGCTACTAACAGAGATTCAGGAGTTTCGTGAGGAGCGTTCTGGACTTGACATAAATGATAGTCTTGGTGACTACCTTGATGGACTTATTTCTGCTAGGGAAACTGTGCTTGGAAGACTTGGAGTACCGTTGGAAGTTTACATGGATGGAGAGAACTAATGGCAAAGTACGCTATTACACCAATGAGAACAGTAGTCTATGAACCAATCATTGTAGAAGCCGATAGTGAAGGCGAAGCATACGATAAGTTCCGAGACATTGAATGGATTACCGATGACCTTACAGAGGTAAACAGTCAGTTTGACTACGAGATAGAGGAAGATTAATGGCTACTGAATCACAAGAACGTATATGGGAAATTGTAAGAGGTTGGGATGTAGATACTTACCTACGGGCTAAGGAAATGTTTGCACCTATCGAGGAAGAGGAAGAATAGATGTCAGACCCTATTGCTACAATTGATACTATGACAAAATGCTACCAATGCGAAGAAGAACTAACCGTTGACCCTGTTGATGAGGTTCACCCTCTATGTGAGGACTGCCAGAATGAGTTTGATGACTGGCTACAATTCGAGATGATGAAACTCGGATGATTCCTGTTAGGAAACATAAAGGCGACGACTGGTATGATTTCTATTCCTGTATGGAATGTGGCAAGATGTGGAAAAGTTATTTCAAGAGAATAGGACACAAACGCTGTGGCTAAGTTTTATGTAGAAATGTTGATTGAGTTTGCTGGAGAGATTGAAGCAGACAACGAAGAGCAAGCAGAGCAGTTGGCTTGGACAAGTTGGGGAGATACTTTGGATAGCCCCATCTCTTACATGAATGTAAATGAGATTACCGTTGATGAGATTGAAGAAGAAGACGAAGAAGATGACGAAGCGTAAATACAAGAAGTATCTAAATGACAGATTGAATCAAATTAATCAGTTATACATTGACAGTTATAAGCAAGAAGATAAGTATTTCTACGAGGGCATGATCGAAGGCTTAGAGCATGTCCGTGCAACACTATAAATGTCAGACCCCTACGTTATAATTAGAGTAATCAAAAGAAAGAAGACCAGATGAGCATGTTAGACCACCCAAGCATTGCAGGACGTATTGCACTACTAGAGCAGGAAGTGCAGGCTAAGCAAGACAACATTGATAGTCTCCGTAATGACTTCAGCATTCTTCAAAAGCGTTATGCAGACTATGCAGAGCAGGTAAAGAATGTTCTGTTTGACATGTATAAGGATACTAACAACTATGATGAAGAGACTATCCTTGCAGTAATGAGGAACCTAAGCATTGATACCCGTGCCACCAAAAAGTTTGAAGTCAACGTGACTTTCCAAGTTGAAATGGAATACGCCCTAGGTGAAGAGATTGACGCTACTAATCTTCACTGGGACCTAGACTTTGATGTGAAGTCTTCAGACTATGAAGTGTCAGACTTTAGTTCAGATGTTGTTTGGACTAATGAGATTGAGATTTAGTAGGGGTACTAAAAGGCCTGAGCAAGCTTTATAACTGCTCCCTTTCGGGGTGCGCCCAGGTCTGCCGATAAAGATCAAATTAAGAAACCCCTTTAAGATTCCCCGAAAATGTTTCCCTAAATCACTTGACATTGTCGGTGGTATCTGTCATAATAGTATTACTAAACATTCACCCCTAAAAAGAAAGTTGCTTACTATGGCTCACGACTTGGAATCAGTAAACGGACAGACTGCCTTTGCTTCACTTCGCCAACCTGCTTGGCACGGATTGGGCACAGTCTTTGCCGATGAGGTAAACACTAACGAGATGTTGAAACTCGCACACCTAGACAACTGGAATGTTCGTCTTGAAGATGTTGCTATCCCAGAATCTTTTGAGAGCGACAAGAACTACTCATTCGTGACGAGGACTAACCCATTCGACAGAACTAAGAACGATGTTCTTGGCGTGGTTGGTGAGCGTTATGTTCCTCTTCAGAATGAAGACCTATTCTCATTCGGTGACAACCTGCTAGATGGTGGTGGTCGTTGGGAAACTGCTGGCTCTATCAAAGGTGGTCGTGTTGTCTTTGGCTCTATCGCATTGACTGACGGTATCACACTTGACCCAGATGGTCGTGCTGACAAGATTGACAACTACCTGCTAATCAACACCTCTCACGATGGTTCGATTGCTATTCAGGCAAGTATCACACCTGTTCGTGTTGTTTGTGCTAACACTCTAAACTTGGCTTTGTCTGCTGTTAGTGGCAAGAAAGATGTCAAACAGACTTTCAAGATTCGACACACTCAGACTGCTGAGGGTAAGATTGCTGTTGCTCGTGAGGCTTTGGGACTTGCTCACAAATACATTGACGAGTTCTCAACTATTGCTAACGCTATGATTCAAACTGAAATCACTAAGCAACAGTTTGACGACATTGTTCAGGCTCTATACCCTGCCCCGACAAAAGATGCCAAGGGTTCACAGAAAAAGCACGATGGCAAGATTGACCTTATCAATTCAATCTATGTTGGTGACTACAATAACACTATTAGTGGAACTGCTTGGGGAGTAGCAAATGCTCTAACAGAGCGTCTTGACTGGTATCGCAACTCACGAGGTGGAAACAACGAGTCCATCTTGGCTTCGGCTTCTGGTTTTGACCCAATGATAAACGCTGAGAAGAACAGAATCTTCAAGGCTGTAAGACAACTAACAGCAGTCTAGGATTCAAGATAGCGAAGGGCTCCCTGCAAAGTTTGTGGGGAGTCTTTTGCTAATCCTAGCATTGTGTTACAGGGATGGCAGAGTAATCCTCTAACCTTATTAGTTTTATGGTCATGGTCAACAACAAGTTTTGATTTGTTTTTACAAATTGCACACTCTTTGTTTTGTTTAGACAACATGGAATCATATTCTGCAACGGTAATTCCATATCGTCCAAGATTCCATTCCCTTTGTTTATTTCTATAATCTGGATCACGATCTAGTCTAATAGCATACCTACAAGCCGAGCATTGATTTCTTTTCCCATCTTTTGCAGTAGGGTGATTTTCAAATTTATCTAGCTCTTTTTCTTCTTGGCATCTTATACAAGTCTTCATATATCTATTGTACACCCTTATTTAACACCCCAAGAAATCTGTGCGCCACATCTAATAAGATAGTTAATCATTATTATTGTATTAAGAAGAGCGATCTTTTTTCCCAGATCTGTGATCAAATAGGACAAGTAATGATAAAAAAACATTTACGAAGAGCTTGACATTTCCCCAGATTTATGTCATAATTGATTATACAAACTTCTTAACCCAATAGGAGAATCATGCAGATACTCGTAAACAAAAAGCCAAGTGTTAATAGCACTACGTGGAGTCGTATCTTTCATAACGATGGCGTAATGGTATATGAATCAGATAAGTATCAATGCTTTTATAAAGTTGCCCCCAAAGCTGGCAAGCCTAAGTATTTCTTTGGTGAATCAGCATGGATGGATGCACAGCGTTTCGCTGTTGACAACTCAGACTTTTCAGCGTATACTATATTTAACTAACAAACCCAAACAATAAGGAGACTCCAATGGGAGCAAGAACTAATTTTGAATTGAAAGACTCTAAGGGAAGTGTATGGTTGTATTCTCACTGGGGTGGAGATGACAAGGCTACTGATTTAGCCAATGCTCTCGCAAAAGCAGAGCCACGTTGGGATGACTTTTCCTATGCTATGCGTATCGTCGTATCACAGTTGGTGGGCAGCGATTGGGATAGCGAAACAGGCTATGGTCTATCTAGTTATGAATCAGGCGAAGAGGGCTATGACCCTATCGTTGTTGATTTTCCAGGGAAGTTTGTGAACTACCAAGAACGTGAATACCTATTTGACGAGTTCATTAATGAGTTTAGTAATAATCTAGTGGGGGCATAATGAAACAGTTTTATGTAGAGCGTATGGGTAAGGTCTGGTATCGTGAACTTGTAGAAGCCAGATCGGAAGAAGAAGCCAAGGAGCTATATGCTGGTGACGCTGATTGGGAAAAAGGATTTGAATGGACTGACGAATACTATGTAGAAGAGGCTTGACAAATAGCCTATAACATGTCATAATAGATATACACCCAAAGAACGGAACCCAATGCACGTTTTACAATGGATAGCAGTAAAGAACCCAAGCAAGTTTGACCTAGAAGATATTGATACTTGCAAAGACGAAGTCTTCCGTAGTCTAAAGAATACCTTTGAATCAATGTATTCAGAATCAGAAGGTCTTGGCGGTTGGTCTGACTGGTATATTGTTGGTGGTGGTAGGTGGAATCCTAACCCTGACAACCAGTATAAGGAAGACGACCAGTCTATGGTTATCTCCTATGGTGAGAATCCTGAGCTTTTTACTAAGACTATTAGTAATGCTATGGAATCACGCATGGCAGAGTTTAGGCAATACCGCTCACAGTTTGAACTAGAAAAGATTGACATCAATGCTAAGTTAGATAGTTATGACGGAGCAATGGATTACTCTATGGACCTCTATTCACTATCTAAACTAATAGATATGTTGCAGGGTAAGTGGGATATGAACTCTTACTTCTATGATGTAAGCAACTGGTCAACCAATCCTAAATGGGTGCTTGACAATCTTGACGATTCATGGTATCTTATACCTGTAGACTTCCACTTCTAAGATAGGAACCCAATGACAAAGCAAGTATCCCTAACGTGGTCAGAGTTTGTAGAGCAGTTCAAGGTAATGCCTAATCATCTTAGCAAAGACCCAGACCAGCAGATGTTTGAGACTTATGGTGAAGAGGTAGAGTATGTCAATAGCATTCCTAATGACCGTGTCTGGACGTATCTAGATACTGACGGTGGTTCAGTCACTACCAATGGCTTTCACTATGTGAATCGTATTGGATACTTTGTCACTACCCTGCCAGCCGAGGAAGACACAGAGTATGAGATTGACCTAGAGATGTGGACAGAGTGTTGTCGTGACTGTGGCGAGGCAGAGACAAAGTCTGGTGAAGTAATTATGGAAACATACAAGTGCTATGACCAGCAAGAATATTGTTTGAACTGCTGTGGTTGCGATGACCACAAGGGAGAGAAGTGGTACTAATGGAGCCAACACTATTTGACTATGACCTTAACATCTATCATGTTGAAGAAGCATTCGAAGGTGACGACGGGACCACAAGCTGGGAGTATACTGACCAATGGTATGTTGACATCTATGAGTATCTAGATAAAGATCAATTGCATGTGATAGGGCCATTTCCTATCTCAGAGCCTCAGAGGAATCTATTGAGACTTGGCCAGGAAGGTACCTACTTCAATGAAGATGACAACTGGTATGGCCTTGCAGGATTTGAGAAAGACTATGCAGGCTTCATCACAGAAGAACTGCAGAGCATCTTTGATTCTCTTCCAAAGATTAAAGAAGAAGTTCTTTTCTAATTAAATAGTTTTAGATTTGGTGGGTTGAGAATACTCCTTGCCAAGTGCTATCCCTTATATGGTTTTGGGTTTCCATAGGGATGGCAACAGGGGAAGGCATGAGAAATTGGGTCTTGTGCTTTCCCCTTAGTTTTGATACAATGAGATGAAGGAGTATTAGATGAAGCGACAAATGACCAAGGAAGAAAAGATTGCCGTTCAGATTTCAAAGATTCTATCACCAGTTGATTTGGATTTAGATGAGGTAGGATTCTTTCTAGCAAAACTAAAACCAACAACACATTACAACCGACTAATCCTAGTAGCAGAATCAGCAGTAAGTGAACAAGACAGAACCACGAACCCTAACTATGACCGATACGACTCAATGACACCACTATTCTAAGGAAGACAAATGACTACATCAGATGAAAACAAAGTTGCTATCCTAGCAGAACTATGGATGGACTACCGTAATGACGAAGACTTCATTGACTTCATTGAGTATAACGACCTAGGTCTTCCATTGGCTTATGCTATTGAGAATGAGATTGCTATTGGAACAGACCTCTCAACAAGTTTTATCAATGAAACCTTTGACCTACTACTGACAGCCCTGAGCGTAGACTCAGACATCGAGTATGAGAATCTAGAGCATTTGCTAGATGAGGCTGGAGATGAAGGCTTGAAGGAAGCAGAGTAAACTATCACCTGTGTCCCTCTTCGGAGGGGCCAGGCTGCTGCGCCACATCTATATTTTATTCCCAAATTGACCAAAAGGTATTACGAAGGACTTTAAAAAATCGCTGGAATCCTGGAGGGTATTACGAAGATAGCTTATTATCCCTAGTATAAGATATAACACCATATGATTGTTTATTGATCTATCCAATAGTAAGAGATCAGATATACATTGTATATACTACTATAGGTATTACGATCCTATCTTTTGACCCCCCAAATATATTGATCATTGTTTAAATAGATAGTTATATACATACAGGCAAAGCCTGTGGCCAAAGGCCAGGGTAGATAGATCATTCCTTGATACATACAACTCTCCCTAGTAGTAATAACACTTACTTATATGAGATAGCTTTACAGGTATTACGAACATGTAAAAATAATGCCCAAAAGTTTATATGTTTCTAGATAAAGTATGTATGTTTATTTAAATAGTATTACGATATCAGGAGATTTCTCCCTGTTTATATATGGGCAAAAGCCTCTGGATATCAGGAATATGGGGCAAAGCCTTGACAAATAGGGGTATGTGTGCTAGGGTGATAATGATTAAGTGTCCTATTAAGGAAGCTCCATTCTCCATATCTTTCCACTATCCTCCACTTTAACTCTGTTTAGATAAATAATCAGTAAGATGTTTATTGTAAATATGTGGATAACTTATCAAGAAATGTGTATAACTTTTGTCTATAAATCAAGGGTATCTAGGTCTTCTTGATATGTCGGATATCAGGTTATATGGGGTTATAGGGAGATAGGAGAAAGCCCTAGCCAAGTGTATTTAGACTAGGGTTGTTTCTTCTACTAGGTTTAGTTTATACTAGGGATTACGAAGCTTCTTCTTGATTCCCCGAAATATTATCCCATTCATCAAAGCCCTTGTGCAAGATAGATATCCCTATGTATAGATTAAAGATCTCAAAGGTTAATGACCTATCATAGATACCTATGTTGATACCAATACCTAGGTGGTCTGTCTTACCTGCATAGAGAAGTATCTTATTAAACAATACTAGATCTGCTGACATACCATGCCAGGACTTCTCATACTTAATCCATTTAGACATTACGAAACATCCTTTCTATTCCCCAAAATTTTAGCTGACTTATTTAAATTACACTGTGCATGACTAGGTCTTACATTTTGTAGCGTATCGTCTCCACCTTTTGACAAAGGTGTGACATGGTCTATGTGAAGAGATAACTCCCAACCATCAGATCCAACTTTTCTTGAAGCTTCCAGGTCAATAGGTTTGTCGCATAGGTGGCAATCGCTACCATATGTATCTATGACTGTCTTTACACTAAAGTAATTAGACTCATTAGATGATGATCTAGCAAACCTAGACTTATTTGTTTTAGCCCTGTTAGTTCTATTATAGGTATATAGTCTATCTTTTACTTCTTTACGACTACGATACTCTTTACCCTCAGCTTTTGCAGCATCTATACATTCCTGGCAAGGACCATAAGATAGCAACTTACACTTCTTATAGGCTTCTCTGTTTTTACCATGGTTAATATTGTCTCCATGCTGGGCTATCCATTCAGGAGAAGACATAGTAAAGTTTATATGTCTATATCCATTGTGAAGAGCATATATATATTCATAGTCTATACAGTCTTTACAACATGGATAGGGTATAAAGTCTTTGCTTGTTTCAAGCATGGATCCTCTTTCCCGCCGAACTTTTACGAAGCGATAGTTACATTTTACAGATAAAAAGAAACCGCACCCCACTAAATGAAGTACGGTTACTATTTTGAATCTAGTTACTTTGGTACGATACTGATAGTGCCAGCATCTGGAGTCAGCCCACCAGTGTTGTACGGGTCACTCGTTGTTGCTCCCTTTAGGCCAGCTGGAATACCTAGGGCTCCGCCTGCACCTGGGTTGAAGGTAAGGAACTTCTCCCCCATCATGGCACTGTAGATAGAGAAAATTGACCCAGTGTTTACAGGGTAGGTACCTGCGGCGGTTCCGCCAGTGACAACTACGTTGTAGTTACTTGGAGTAGCGACAATAGCATCCCACTCTGAAGGTGCGTATACAACTAATGGGCAGCCAATGCGGATGAGAGTTCCGTCTGGGCCGCTGTCTTTGCTGTACCAGTCAGTAGTAGGTCCATATACTGGAGTTGAAGTTTCTGGTAAATTGCTACCAATAACTCCTCCACCACCACCCATAGTCCAGAGGCTTCCATTAGTGCCAGAATCTTCCCTAGATCCAAAAGGTTTTAAAATAGTCTGTTTAATTTCCATAAGAATAGTATACCATTTATAATTGCTCTAATGATTTACTCATCTGCTACCGTAATCTGCTTTATCATAATGTCATGGTATAGTCTATATAGTTCTTGGATCTCTGGGTTAGTAGTACCCCATAGTCCACCCTCAAGCCACTGAATAAATAGAAAAGTTGCAATCTGTTCCTGCATCTTACTAGCTGTATCGTTATGTAGTTTCATTTGTTTCTCCCTGAATAAGTCTAATTAGAAAGTTAGTTGTTGCTACTGCATCAAAGTCAAACTGCTCAAAACCAATGCTTGCTTCTTCTAGCAACTTGATAATGCGTTTTGTAGTATTGCGTTCTGCCTCAAGCCAAACTTGTTCAAGCAATGAATTAGGGACAATAGTCTGACCACCCTGAAAAGAAATAACTCGGCCCCTACCGTCTGATAACTTAGCCAATTCAGCTAAGATTGCCTCTTGTGTTAATTCACTCATTTTGTTTCTCCCATGATGGCTATTACTTTTTACCCAGTTCTTTAAGTATCATCCACATTAGTAGTATTGGCCCAAAGAGTAGCCCAAGGGCTAGTCTTCCTAAACCTCTAAAAACATCAATCATTAGTGTTCACCTTTTCTACATTCTCGAGCTGCTGGGCTGGGAACTGTACCTCGACTAACTCCATTGGTGGAGTTGAGTACCAAGAAGCGATACCGATTAGGCAGATCAGACTAAATACTAGAACAAGCCAGTAGCCTGCCATTTCATCTTTGTGGTTATTTTCCATATTGTTTTCCATACATTAATTATATCTGGAATACGGGAGGATGTCAAGCACAGGATCTTCACAGGCTCTTCTGATATCCTTAGTATATGAACAGTCCTTATGTATATGAAAAGCCAGTCAAGGCATTGAGTCCTTGGATCAAACCATTAGTCTTTACCTCTATAGGTATACTGTCTGCCTTTGGGTCTATTTCTTATGCTTCTGTAGACATTCCGAAGGCTTCTGTTTCTTCCCCGAAATTTACATCTACCCCAGTCTTAGAGGAAAAGGTAGTACCTGTGCCAGTAGTAGCTATTACTCCACCAGGAGTATCTGTTGCTGTAGTGGCAGCTATACCTACCCTAGTCGTTAAGGAAGCTATAGTATTACCAACACTTCCAACTCTATCTACATATAGCAATCTATCATCTGCTACCCCTAGTGGGTCTAGCACTTCGACATCAGAAGATGATGAAGAAGATCGGGATGAAGACGCCGACGAAGATGAAGATGGTGAAGATAATTAATCGCTTGCGATTATAGATCCTCTTATTTTTCCGCCGAGACTTAAATGTTATAAAGGAACTATTAGTCCTTCAATGTGATACGCTTAGTTAGAAAGCCTACATCATTATTTAACTCATCAATCTTTAGTTCTAGTTCTTCAATACGATCTACTAGGATATCAATAATGCTTACTACCCTGTCTAGTGTTTCTTGTTCCATTGTTAATCTCCTTAATAGATTAGTTTATGTTTGAGAATCCTGGCTACCGCCCAATATGTGAGCATTGGTATTACCATGGAAGTGATTTAGGAATACATCTTCATGTGGTTCGTTGTTAGAGGTCTCAACACTCCAGCCACAGATGCATGCGTAGGTCATTTGTCTTGCCCTAAGAACTTCTGTTCCAATAGCTTTATGTATAGGTTGGCAAAGGCATAAGCTTCCTTACTCTTAAGGCTACTATTAACCTTAAGGTCTCCAGGCAAATTACGCTTTAGATATTCAACTACATCTGCAGCACCATAAGAACGAGCAAACTTTTTAATGTACTCTACTTCTTCTTTTGTATAAGTTTTCAAAACATCTCCACTTCATCAAAGTCTTCTCTACGTGCAATGTATGTAGTCTCAAAGTCTAGACTCTTACTCCATACTATGACTTCAGGAACTAATGGATGGCTGTGATACTTATCATTCTCTAGTTCTTTAATGATTTTGCTATCATTGTCTACCAGGAAAATATGCTCAAGGCTATCCCAATCCATCTCGTACTCCAAGTTATTGGTACATACAAGGGTGGTTGGCTTATTAGCTACTAACATCTTCATACATTAATTATATGCGAGATGGAGATGTATGTCAAGTGAGTGACAAAGATAGTTCTCTATGCTATGATGATAGCTCAGAAACTATTTAAGGAATGATATGTCTAAACTAGGATGGTGCCTTGACGGACATCATAGCACATGTATTAAGGTGACTGTATCTGATAAGATACTATGCTCTTGTGAGTGTCACTCAGAGAATAAGTCTTTAGAAGCTTCTTCGTATGTACCCTTGTCTTCTACAGTTGGATAAGCCTCATGGCATCCATAGCAGTAGTGGGTAGGAAGATCTTCCTGGAACATGCAACCACCAAGGGCAATGCCTTCTTCTCTAGCTAACTTGATAGCCTTTTCTGTTGGCATACCATAGATTATGTTCACTAGATCGTGATTACAGTTTGGACAATTATTCATATTTTTAGTATATCATAATGTTATCTAGAAGTCTGGACAAAAGACTGATTTGTCTGGTCTATTTTTAGAAAATTAAACTAATAATGATATAATTTATTTATGACTACTCACATTTTGCACGTCCTCAGCGACGTTGTCGCAACTCGTTTAACTCCTCCAGGGATTCACTCTGGTATGGACATCACAATTCAGAATGTTAATCTATCTGGATATATCTATGTTGGTGGAGAAGGGGTCACTAACTCTAACTATGGATACCGAATCTCTCCGAATGCTTCAGTTGCATGGGAACTACCCGAAAAAGATACTCTATATGCCATCGCAGAAACTAATGGCCTAAGCCTTGCAGTACTTAAGACAAGTCTGGAGAAATAGTAATGGCTAGATTTAGCTCTTTAACTACCAATGAGTATGGTATTCAGCTTCTTGATGCCCATGATACCTATGAAGATCTTATTGCAGAACATCCTACGGGTGAGGCAGGAGATGTTCATCTAGTTGGGACTCACCTATACGCTTGGAATACAGAATCTAACTCTTGGCTAGACGCTGGAGAAATTGTTGGACCACAAGGTCCTACTGGAGAGCGTGGACCAATTGGACCAACAGGGCCAACTGGATTAACTGGGTTAACTGGAAATACAGGAGATACTGGTCCAACAGGACCAATAGGAGCTACTGGAGCAGCTTCAACGGTTGTAGGACCTACAGGACCAATAGGAGCGACTGGTCCACAAGGGGCTCCAGCCCCAGATGCCCTTGAAACTGTCTTTACGGTTATGGGTGGAACTACTGGTCCAGGAGCTGTTCAACCTACCTTCAATGGTGCTCCTTTGTTTACTGGAACCTATGTAAAAGTAGGACCACTAATTAATTTTCAGGTTCAGGTAGACTTTAATAATATCCTTACCTTTGGTAGTGGACAGTATTATATAAATTTGCCATTTGCCTCTAAGTATGCTTATCAGTTTAGAAGTGGTGCTCTGATGGATCCTGTAGCTGGACTACAATGGTCTATTTCTGGACAGGTTCTTGCTGGAGCAACGATGATGAAGCTATTCTACAATGCCGCATCTGGAAAAGATGAAGCCTTTGACTATAACAGTCCAAAGACTCTAGATACTGGCAATGACTTTTATATTTCTGGTAACTATATAGACGTATAGGCTATGAGTCCTAAGATATCTTTACATTATAAGTGTCCTTGTGGTGCTTGGAATCAAATACCCTGGCCAATCTATAGGGAACTATTGTTGTCTGAGAAAGTTTCAGAATGCTATTGCGAACTTCTTCATACCCTGCTACAATAATGTAAGTAACAACATGGCATGGCTGCTGGGACAGACACGGGACTGTAAATCCTGTACCATAGGTTAGAAGGGTTCGATTCCCTGACATGCCACAAGATATTGAAATATATAAAGTACTTGACAAATCATTTTAGACAGAGTATTATAGATATATGAATGAAATATGGGAAGACGGACTCAAAACTGGAGCCGCAACTATCATAGATGCTATTGTTAGCATGCTAGAGCGAGAGCTACATAAAAACAAGGGTGAAGACGTGATGTATGAGTATGCCGTCAAAGCCGTAATTCAAAAAGTTAAGGATATGAAAATTGATTAAGCCACTAGAAGATAAGGTAATCCTAGAATTACCAGTTAAAGAAGAGAAGACCACACAGTTTGGTCTTATCATTGCAGGCTCTGCAGACGAGAAGCCACAAGAAGGCATTGTCGTTGCAGTAGGACCAGGAGTTACCTTTGGTAATGGTGAGAAGATGACTATTGATCTTAACATTGGTGACAAGGTTATGTTCTCTAAGTATCAGGGTTCAGAGATTACTCATGAAGGCAAAGATTATCTAATCATTGCATACCGTGATATCTTTGCTGTTCTTAATGACTAAACATCGTGATGACTTTAGGATTCTTAGATATCCTATTCGTGTATATAAACACTGGTTCCTAAATAACTGGAACTACTTTACCAAGCCAAAACTAAAAGCAAAGATTGGGGAGACTATCAATGCTATCAAGACACGGTCCAGCTTACACTGAGATTGGACAAATTGTTTTAACTAATGGGATTACACATGCTCATGAGGCTGATTGGGCTACCGCTGGGCTAGATGCAATTGCCGAGATTATTCGAGAACATCGTGGACACCCATCAGGCAAGTATAGCAATGGCCCGTTGTTAACAGCTAACGATGGTGAGGCTTCGTACAACAATGATATCTTTGCTATGGCATCTTATTGTTGGTGTGATGGGGGACTCATTGGCCATGATCCTGACTGCCCTCCAAACTTTGTACACAAGAAAACTGGTATTGAGATATCTTGGTACAAACACTCTGGTCGTGGCATTACTTCTAATGTTGACTGGCTATCTGCCATCACTTGGCACCGTATTGTAAATGAATGTATAGAAAGTGTAGTAGCAATTGAACTTAGTTAATGAGATTCACGACGAACACGCTCACGATGGTGGAGATATCCTTTCATCTATTATGGATGTGACCTTTGGCTTTGAGCACATGGTATCAGAATTCTTTTGGAATGCTGTATTCCTAGTTGTAGGCTATGCCGTATCTAGGGCTATCGCTTTGCGTAGAATTCACAAGTACATTGATGACAAGCATGGAGTAGTCCATGAGAAAAAGGAATATTAATATGAGTGAACCAACTCCAGGCCAGCTACAAGGCGTAGGACTTCGTAAAGACCCACAAGAGATACTGATTGCACCATTTGAATTAGATGGTATCACATGGGGCTATACGATTATTGATAAGACACAGATTCCAAAGATGTATATTGAGGATGAGTGGAAGGACGTAGTTCCAGAAGGTGTCTGGATTCAGATGCTTGAGAACTGGGATAACATTGCTAAGACTGCTAAAGAAGTTCTTGAAGAGTACCCAGAATATTTGGAGTACCCAGAAGTAAAGGCATTAGTCAGTGAGTAGGGTTAATGACTTTGAGACTGTTAGTTCAGACAGTCTTCTCATGTCTCGTGGTCTACTAGAAGACTTTAAAACATATGCTGCACGAGACAGAGCATCTGAGATTATAGATATGCTACAAGAGCAGTTGGCAAAGAACGTAACAAGGACTATGACCTTTACAGAAGAAGGTCTAGAACTTGCAATTAAACTAATTAGGGATAAATATGGAATCGAAGATTGATGTACTGGACCATGGGTACGTACGACTGGTGGACACTCTTGGCAGTGACCTATCTATTGTCAATGCTGCTAGGGTTAGTTATGATAAAGAATCTACTGAGTTTACACCGAGAGATGCAAAGCTTCTGGAGTTCCTCATCAGAGAGAAACACACTAGCCCATTTAGACATGCTGCACTCACATTCGAAGTGTATGCACCACTCTTTGTAGCACGTCAATGGTGGAAGTATGCTGTAGGCTCTACCCATGTAGACGATCAGAATGGCTGGAATGAATCTTCTCGTAGATATATTACTGAGTCTGAGGAATTCTATACCCCGTCTGCATCGGCATGGAGAAGTAAGCCAGAGAATAGCAAGCAAGGTAGTGGTGAGCCAATTCACTTTAGTAATGGTGCTCACTATACTAATAAGCTTCGTGAATCTATTAGTGATGGGGTAAAGCTTTACCATGAAGCAATGGAAGATAACGTTGCCCCAGAACTTGCAAGACTATTCCTACCAGCATACGGTATGTATGTACGCTGGCGTTGGACTACATCCTTGCAGGGTGCAATTACATTCCTAGAGCAAAGACTTGGACATGATGCCCAGGTTGAGATCCAGGACTATGCAAAGGCAGTACAAACTCTCACAGAGGAATCATTTCCTAATACTGTGAATGCATTTATAGCTGGTCTATAGATGTACGGGGTGTTAGCTCAGCTGGTTAGAGCAAACGACTCATAATCGTTCGGTCGTCGGTTCAAGTCCGACACGCCCCACTCTGCGATATCATAACAGGTCAATGAACCAAGCTTATATCTTGGGTTATCTGGGTTCAAATCCCAGTCGCAGTACGCTCCAGTATTCCAATGGCAGAGAAGGAAGACTTAAAATCTTTACAGTGTGGGTTCGAGTCCCACCTGGAGCACTGTATGTAGTTTTAGAAAATATGTTAGAATGTCTATTGAAAGGATTTATATGTATATAGTAAAAGGAACTTCCTCTTCAGATGGCAAGAAAGAAACTGCTGAATGGATTATAGAAAAAGATATTCGTACTGTGTTAGATGTTGGTGCAGGTAGTGGAACATACGCAAAACTTTTAGAAGACAACTTCATTATGGTAGAAAAAATTGATGCAATTGAAATCTGGGAGCCATACATTGAGTATAATGATTTGAGAAGTAAATATAGCAATGTTTTCTCAGATGATGTTAGGAATTGGAATGACTTCAATTACGATCTAGTAATCCTTGGCGATGTTTTAGAGCATATGACAAAGGAAGAAGCTGTGTCTGTATGGTCCAGGGTTTCACAAATGGCTAAACATGCCATCATATCTATTCCAATCATTAACTATCCTCAAGGACATGAACATGGTAATCCATATGAAGAACATGTTAAAGAAGATTGGTCAACTGATGAGGTTTTAAAAACATTTGCAGGAATCATAAACCATGAAGAATATAGTGTTGTTGGTGTTTTTTACGCTACATTCTAACATAATAACCCTCTATAGCTCAGCGGAAGAGCAATAGGTTTCTACCCTACAGGTCGGGAGTTCGAATCTCTCTAGGGGGACCATGATATACTTTTATAAGAAAGGATTGTAGCATGAAGTTTTGCTGGTTTGTTTTAGGGAATGGCAGAAGAGGCTATCTCGAAAGAACAATCGCATCTTGGGAGACTAATTTAGTAGAGACTCCAGAGTATAAGATCATCTTTGATGACTCAGGGGATGCTAGATATGTAAAGTGGCTTAATGACACATTTGGAGATCGTTTTACGATTGTCCCTATTGGAAACAAAGCCAGAGGACAAAAGGTAGCTATCCAAACTATCTTTAACTATATTAAGAATCTAGATGTAGACTATATTCTAGAAGTTGAAGAAGACTGGATGCTTAATCGTCCACTAAAGCTTTCTAGTATTGGGAAAGCAATTGAGTCAAACCCTGATATACTTCAAATGCGAATTCCTAGGGTAGTTTGGTATGCCCCATATCACGTTTTAGATATTAACGCTGGTAGTCTTTTGCTACATCACATGAACATCCCTGGCACCATGACGTCTGTTAACAATAACGATACCGATTCTTGGTATGAATGGCGTGGTGACTTTTATTTCTGGTCTCACAATCCGAATGTGTTTAGTAAAAAGATTCTAACTGAAGACTACAATGCTATTACAGAGAAAGACCACGAGCTTTCTTTTGGTAAGTACTTAATGAAGAAGTATCCTAATGGATCTTCTGGTTTCTGGGCTACGAATCCCTATGATGCTTATATTACTCATATTGGAATTAAAGATGATAACTTACTAAAGGGTATGCCAAATCACTCTACCCCCGTAAACATGACAGATAGGGCTACAATGGATATTAAAAGAACTACTACTAAAGTTGGAATTGTTATTCCCTGGAGAGAACAGCCAAGTCGTTTACCTGCATTTGAAGCATTGATGGCATGGTATAGAGAAAACTTACCAGATGCTGAAATATTCCTTGCTAACCGTGCAGGAGATGACTGGCAACCAAGCGGTAGTCGTAATGATGGTGTAGCAGCCGCTGAAGCAGCTGGTTGTGAAGTAATCGTAATTAGTGATGCAGATACCTTTCCACAATTATATCCACTATTAGAGTCAATTGAGGCTGCTAAGATAGATAACAAGATCCATATTCCATATACAGAATATAGAATGCTAAAAGATCAGGGAACTTCAGACTTTTTTAATGGTACTGCTCTTATAGATTGCTATGCTCAAACATTTGCTACAGCTTGTTCTGGGGTAAATGTCATGACCCCTAAAGCTTGGTGGATGCTTGGTGGGATGGATGAAAAGTTTAAAGGATGGGGTTATGAAGATACCGCTATGCAATATGTTCACAAGCTTGTTCATGGAGGTCAGTACATTGCTCATAAGGGCATTGCCTTTAGCCTTAGCCATAAGATTCAGTCTAGAGAAGACCAGAACTACCACAATAATAAAAGGCTATATGAGATCTATCAGACAAGAACAACTGCTGTAGATGTCTTAGATCTAGTTAGATCAAAAGATATGCCATCTGAGTCTGCTCTAAAGATTGCTGTTTATGTAAAGGATTATGTCCCATTAGTAAAAGCTGGAGCAGAGATAACTCTACACCAGATTCTAATTGGATTAAAGAAAAGGGGACACCAGGTAACTGTTTTTTGTAATAGCCCTGGGGTAGATGTGCATGACGGTATAAGCATTAGACCCATGGCTGAACTTCACAATACCGCTAAGAGATATGAAATCATCCTGACACAATTGGATGCTACTCGTAATGCTCTAGGTCTTGCCTCTAGTGCTAGAAGGCCATTAGTACATCTAGCCCATGGAGACGGCTCTTTACGTCTATATAGGTTAAATAATACAAACACTCAAATGATTATTTCTAACTCTAAATGGGTTAATGATAGTTTTGCCAAATTGGATGTGCCTAAAATAGTTCTATATCCTCCAATGGATATGGAAAAATATTCTGTAGACAATTCTGGAGCAGAGGCTATTACATTAGTTAATCTAATTGACTTAAAGGGTGGCAACATCTTCTGGCAATTAGCTAGAGTAATGCCTAACCGTAAGTTTATTGCAGTTAAGGGTGGTTATGGAGATCAGATTATTTATCCAAAAGATCTTCCTAACGTTACCGTTTTAGAAAACCAGGAAGATATGCGAGAAGTCTTTAAACAATCAAAGATCCTTCTAATGCCATCTTCTTATGAGAGTTGGGGTCGTGTTGGCATGGAGGCTGCTGCTTCTGGGATTCCGACTATCGCTACATCTACTCCTGGACTATTAGAGTCCCTCGGAGAATCTGGAGTGTTTGCAGAAGAACGAGACGTTGCAAGCTTTGTAGAGGCAATCATGAGTCTAGACGATGAGGCTACTTATAAACAGCATTCAGATGCTGCTAGATTAAGAGCTAAGGAGATATCTGATGCCTTTGAACCACAGCTTAATGAGGTTGAGGAAGCTTTGATTAACCTTGTTCGTAATCGCTAGCCACAGAAAACATATCTTTTAGCATTACGTTCAAAACAGTATCAAATGATAAATCATCTGTAGATAGATATGGTTGGTCCAATTGTTCATAGTCATATGACTTAGGCATTAGTGGGCCACCATTGTAAACCTTAACATCTTTGATAGTTTCTCCACCTACCCCGAACATATTGCCATAAACTGATCTCCAGAGAGATCCTCCTGCCATAGAAGCCTTTAAACCGACCTTGTGCATAGGCATAGGGACATGTAACTCGTAGTCTAAAGGATTTACTATGCCTCTTTTCAAAAGCCGTCTATGGGTCTCCTGTAGGCTCCTAACATAGGATGTGTTAGGAGTCAATTCGTTATAGTATTCAATCTTTTCGGACAATAATCCACCATTTAGATATTGAATATCTTTAATAGGCTTAACAATGAAGAAGTCATCATTCATTAGGATAAAGTTCTCTGGGATATCCTCAGAGTTACATATAGCTTCTAGGTTATCTCTAGCATTAGTATACTTTGTAGAGTTCTGTCTTACCTGTACATAGTTACCAGTATACCAATCTGGCTTTCCCCCAACTACCCAAACTTTTGCATCTGGAAAGGTTGACATTACGGATCTAATAGAATATCTAAGTTCTTCATTTTGGCCAGGTCTACATATATATACGAAATTCATACTTCAAGTATATCAAAAATAGGTTATACTTGTAGCAATGGTCAAGTCAAAGAAGCACCGTGAAGAGTGTGCAAAGGTCCTAGAAGAGCTTCATCTTTTGAAAGAGAAGCGTGGATGTTTTGATTGCCGAAATAAGTTTCCCCACTACGTCTTAGAGTTTGATCACCGTCCAGGAGAACAGAAGATAGATAACGTTACTCGTGTATTGAAGAACTTTGGTAAAGAGATGGCCTGGAAAGAAGTAGCTAAGTGTGATGTTGTTTGTTCTAATTGTCACAAGGTGAGAACCTATAGCAGAGAACATGGGCTGTCAGAAAGCTAATGGACATAGAAGAACAGATTAGAAACATTATGTTTGAAATGGGTAAAGACATAAAGATTCATAAGATAGACTCTGATAACTCGATCATTGAAGTTGACTATGATAAATACACTAAAAAAATCCTGCAAGTATTTTTAAATTACTCACAGGATTAATTATTTAGTTTAGTATTAGAGAGTGATTCTCATTGCCTTGGTATAATCTTTACCAAAATCAGCAAACAATGTCTTATTTGCTTCACGCTGTACAATACCTCGTGACCAAGAGAAGCCAGCATCTCCACCCCAAGCAAGCCACATGATATATCCATTAGATGGGTTAGCCTGGTTAGCCCAGTCCTTACCCTTCTTGTCTACCTCGTGACGTGAAAAGTAAGAGTACATACGCTTAACAGTACTTAGAGAGATTGTCTCTCCTCTAGATAACTGCCCTGCTCTGGTCCAACCTACAGCAGTACCTGCTCCAGTAGCCTTACCATCTTCTTTAAACTTAATAGCTTTCTTTGCAGCAGATCTAGCTCCAGCTGGTGGAGAGTATCCCTCTGCTTTAGACATGGTGTCAGTCTCATAGACAACGTCATCAGAGTCTTCCCATAGGTCATCTGCCTTCTCTACTGGAACACAGTTTGGAACCATAGCTCCATTATCTCCTGGCTTCATACCTCTTTGGGTATAGCCCTCCCAACAAGGATTAGCCATTTGAGTCTGCCTGATAGGTCTGACGTGCCGCCTTAGTATAATCTTTACCAAAGGTCATGGTTCCAAGAAGGGTGTCAGCCTTATCTTCCATCTGCATAGACATCTGTCCATTAAGTTCAATAACGTCTACTTCTACCTCTAATGGTAGTGGGGCAATCTTTGTTACTTCACTTGCAGCTACCCCAATAAGGTAGGCAGTCTCTTCCCAGTATTGTCCTTCTTCTTCGAACTCAAGGGTGCGTAGAAGTACCCCTGGAGCGTCACTGGTGGCCTCTAGATAGTATTCTGAGCCAGGAATACCTAAAGATCCAGTAGTCATTACATACTCTACACGACCAATATAGATCTCATCATCGCATGAGGCAATGACAAAGTCACCCTCTGAAACCATTGCCTTCTCTAGATCTGAGATGGTGACAGACTTCTTTGCATTTTCACTTGCATAAATAGCACGAGTTTGTGCCATAGCTGCACCTTTAGTTGGGTGGCAACCATGAACTTTACCTTCTCCACCAACTACTGGGTATCCTGAGCAGCCATTGCTACCCTTTGATCCTACGCTATATGATCCTTTACCTTTTGGCATTTATTTTCCTTTACTTAGTTGTGGCAGTTAGCTGCCATTCAATTTTTTGATGAGCATCCATACGCTCTGCAAAGAAGTTTGCAAGGGCATGTTGCTTCATCTCTGTAGCTTGGTCTACAGCATTGCTGAACTTCTCAATCATTAGATAGTTAGAGTTCTGCAAATCTGTCACCATGGCTAGACCGTTTGTACCTGAGATAGACTCTGTTACTGTACTGTCATTATAAAATGATAGGAGATCGCTAGGAGCTAAGAAGCCTAATTTTCTTAACCACTCTGCTAGTGAATCAATACCTGACTCATACTGATTATATATGTCTGAGAATAACTCGTGGAACTGTTGAAAGTTAATACCCTCAATGTTCCAGTGATATCCCTGTGCTTTAAATCTAAGAGCGACGGTCTCAGATAGCAATTCTTTTAATAGTTTATCCATATTTAAATTATAGCATAGATAGAAGAATGCCCCCACACAGGCAATTCATGCACGTTGGCCACGGTCGTAAAATAGGTAACTAATCCATCCTAAGCGTAGGCCTGTATGGGGACACTTATATTATAACATAAGAAAAACAGGCTGTCAAATTAATAACAACCTGCTTAACTTATTTAATGCTACTTCTTTTTTGGTGCTGGCTTCTTTACAGAAGCAGTTGGATCCTTCTTTGCAGCATTAGCGTTTGTCTCATTATAAGCTTTTACAAGTTTGGCAATCGCATCTTTATTTTGATCTAAATATTCCTTTGGAATTACGGCTTCTCCCTGTGGAAGATATGCCTTTACTACTTCCTCAGCGACTTTACCAAAAGCTGCATCCTTTGGATTTACATAACGAAGAGCTACTGGTAGTAGACCTGCTAGTAATGCCATCAAAAGATCTTTTGGATCTGTTACTCCTGCTAAGTATAGTGCAGAAGCTGCTGCTAGAACTGATCGTGCGTATGATGCTAGTAGTGCTTTAACTTTTGTATTCATGTTATTCTCCTGTTTATAATTATTTTCTTACCATATTGAATTATTGCTAGCTATCTCTCTGTAGTGACTATCACACAAATTTAATGCGTCAGTGTCTGATTCATAAAAATCAGTAGCCTCTACGTCACACCCAGATACCTCACAAACATCATAAAAGTATTCCAATAATTCATCGGTATCTTTTATTACAAGCATGTTACCTCCTATATAACTAGAGGATCCAATTTATAAGTGTATCATACCTGGTCTTTATCTTGTGGCAAAAGCTTTTCTAGCTCTGAATATGCCTGAGCAATCCGATTGATTGAATCTTGTAACGGATGCTCGATTAGTGTTCCATATTTTAAAATATATTTGATATCTGGGCCAACTTTTTTAGAAAAAATATCTAATTCTTTCTGGACTTCTTCAATATAATCAAAGGCCCAGTCCCTAGATTGAGAGACAAACTTTAGAAATCCTTCTGTCTGCTCAATGTTATTTGACTGAGACTCTTCAGTTACCTTTTCTACATACTGAAGAAGAGCTACCTTATCAATCTCTTGTTGTAGTGAGGCTATTAGTAGCCTCTTGTTCTTAAGCTTTAGCCTAATACTGTTTATCACAAGTAGTACTATGATTGATACTAAAACTGAGAATGCAATTAGATCTGTAATCAATCTTCCTTACCGCCTTCTCTTACTAATAGAACGATTGCTCCGTTATCTTCCAGAGCCTTCTTAACTCTAATCATATACTCGATAGCACTACGCTTCTCATCGTCATGTAGCCTCATAAAGACATCTTCCTTAGCTCTAATAGTAAGGAATGTATCATTATCCTCAAGGCGTACCCCAAAATTATTTGGTGCAGGAATTGAATGAAATGCCATTTTCATTGTATCTGTATACATCTTAATTGTCCATCGTTAAATTTTGCCATTTTTCGGTCCACTGCTGTTTTGTTCTATGTCTATTAAACTCTCTAGATATCTTTCCACTTTCTAGATAGATACCCCCCCAGACACCTGTTTCTTTTTGTGATACTCCAACTGCGAAACAATGTCTTGCTAAGGGGCACTCCGAACAAAGCTTATCTATCTCTGGTCTGAGCTCTAAATCTTCCTCATAATTATCAAAGAAGTCGTTTACATCATAATTTAAACAATCAGCATCGTCTTTCCAACTATGCTTATCCATCATGACTAGCCTGCAAACTTGTCGGGGATTTCCCATCCATTAGCATTGGCTTCATATCTTTTCTGAAGAAACCATTTACCATTTCGGCAGATACCATCTTTTGATGCTACTCCGTTATACGTTGGTTGAAGGCTAACTACTACCCAACCATCCCAGATTAAAGATTTATTCTTCTTTACAATCTGTTCCATTTGTTCTAGAGACTTGATTAACATCATAGCTCCTTTTGTTATTTACTTGGAATCAATAGACACTTTATCTATTAACTTAATATCGGTAGACTCCTACATCGATATTGTGGTCTTCCGCTAGATTTACTAGATCGGAATATGGTTCCCCTGGCTTACTAAAATAAGCAAGGTAATCAATATTGGCAATATTTTCTTTCATCCAGGTCTCTGTGACTTTTATGAACTTTATTTTTATGCCACGTGCCTTAAGGCTTCTCTCAGATATATTAGAGAACTCTAACCCATAAGAATTTATTTGTGCTGGACCTGCAGAAAAAATAGTAACACTCTTGTCCTCATCAGACATCGTAGAGAGAGCTGTGCCAATAGCTCTTAAGAATATTGTATAATCATTAAATGTTTTAGTTCCTTGAATTCCAATTTGCATCGCCGTCTCCTTCCGTAAGTGTTTCAACTATGACCATCATCTTTTCCAACTGAACCTTATCCATATTAATGGTGTCAACTGGCCTGGTTGTTTCTTTATCTATCATTCCATCTATCTGGTCTGCCACAAAAAATACATTGTTTAGGATCCAATAAGCCTTGTTATCTAGAATCACTACCTTTATATGCTTCTTATCTTCAAACGTTGTAGATTGAGTCTTTGGTAAAGGTCTAAAAGTTATAAAACTTATAAAAGGTTTTACCATTTCAAATACATTACTTTGACGATATTTAATCTCTAAGTATCTCTCAGCATCTAGATCTTTAGTTATATTATTTCTTAAGACAAATAGGGCTAGTATAGTTACTAATGATCCTAAAAGATACTCCATACTATTCCAATCTATTTTATATTCTACTTTATTATATACTAATTAATGCTGATTGTCAATAGTTTTATTGCTCAAAGTTGTCACTACAAACTCCTAGCGAATCATAGGGTTTAGAGTTTTCTAGATCTACGATAACCGTCCTACTGGTTACTTCCATTCCTGGATATGCCCAGATATAGTCCTGGCTTGTTAGCGTATAGCTATCTTCTTGGTGCCAAAAATAATTTAGATGTGGAAACGTAGCATTTAAGAAGTCTAAAGCTTCTAAGTTCTTGCAGTGAATCCATGCAGCATGACCAATATCTAAAAGAAAACTTTCAGGGATTAAATACTGTGGCCCATTATGACCTAGCCATAGAAGTCCTTTGACCTTCCATAAATCCAACTCAACATCGTAGCCCTGAGATATAGTATCCTTTAAGTAGGATGGCTGATTCTCTTTATGAGATGGTCCAGAAATATTTCCTCTATGAGCAATCTTTATCATTTGACAATATTCTTAATATAATTATTCATATCTTCTGGAGTTCCTAGACCGTGCATCTCATCAACAAAGTATGGGATGATAGTTTGACCATCAGCGATTGCTTCATTATATACTGGAGCTATATAGAATTCCTTGTTAGTCCTAATATCCTTGGTAATCATCTGCTCAGCATATTTTACGTAATCTGCCCCAGATTTAAACCCATAGATTCCTACGCTGGCATATTCACTGATAACTTTCTTTTCTGCTACCTCTATTACCTTACCATCTTCAATTTTGGCATATGACCACTTAGGATCGTTGGCAGGGAATAGGGCTATAACGCCACGTGAGGCTGCTAGAGACTGAAACACCAAACTATCCCATACTACAACCTGGTCTGAATTTGATATTATTAATGGAGTATCATTATTAATAAGATGTTTAGCCATTAGGGTAGTCCTGGCAGCTCCATCAGTTGGTCCATCTATTTGAACTATCTCACATCCTGGAGCTATGGCCTCTAGAGTTGCTTGTAGATTATACTTAGCATAATGTTCTTGCTGAACAATAAATATATAGTTAGCCTTAAGGTTAAGACTCTCAACTACATGCTGAATCATTGGCTTACCAAAGATTTTAATTAGTGGCTTTGGTAATGAGTAGCCACTTTCTGAGAAGCGAGTACCTAAGCCAGCCATTGGTATCAATACATTTAAATTATTTATCATAGTTCTCCATTTAGATATTTAATACTATCAGATATCTTATCGAATGTCAAGCCTAGCCTGTTGTCCACTTCAAAAACTTTTGCTCCACTTGACCTTGCAGCTTGCTTACCTACGGGGCTGTCCTCAAATATAGCCACATCTTTAGGGCTTACACCAAAGCGATCCATGCACCTTAAATATATTTCAGAACTTGGCTTTGGGTGAATAACATCTTCATTGCTCAGAGAGTAGTCTAATAGATCTGTCAAGCCCAGGGCTCTTATGCAGTTGTCTAGGGTACTTCTGATGCTGTTGCTTGCTACGGCTATGCTTATATTGTTTTGTTTTATAAGCTTAAAAAGGTTTATCAATTCATTGTCAATGTTTACACTTAGAAACATGGTAGAGGAGTATTGTTGCTTTTGTTGCCATATAACATCATATAGATCTCTTGGTAGCCCTTTTGTCTGTGTAAGTATCTGTAGTTTTGCTTTGGTAGGAAGGCCTTCAAAGATAGAATCTTGATCTGCCCTGGAAATAACATACGCATCACTTATAGAGCTTAGAGCAAGGTTTAAAGAGTTAAAGTGTATTTCTTTACTATCTATTAAAACTCCATCAAGATCAAATATTATTAGCTTTTTCATTCTTCACCGTAAGAAACTTTTTAAGAGATGAATTTCCTAAAATAGTTTTCTCTATATCTTTAAATTTATAGTTAGCATTCTGGATAGCAACATAGACATGATTCTTTAGAAAAGCCAAGTCTTTGTAAAAATTATGGATAGCCATTTCAACTTCTCTATATGTCCCATCTGGAGCAATTGGAGCAGCAACTATGGGGCTAACAATTTCTATTACTATTCCTCCAGGCTGCATAAAGACAGAGCTTGTTATTCCAGAGCTAGTCAAAGATGCCAGAGTCTTTACAGAATAGAAAAAGTTTATCTGTTCTGATAAGTCTTCAAACAGTTCTGGATATACAATTTCAAAGCCTAGCTTTTTAAACAGGTTCTCTAAGGCAATCTCATCATCAACCCTCTTGCCGTCATAGTAAAAGTTTTGGTCCTGAGAAGTTACCTCATACTTTATAGTATCGTCTTGAATTTTACGACTAACGTAGACATTTCTATAAGGCTTTATACTTTTATCTGGAACAAATGGTAAAAAGTATTCATAAACTTTTGCAGCATTCTCTGAAGATATTTTTGAATATCTAATAATATAAAAGTCATCTAGATATACTACGTCATAGTCCGTTATTTTGACAATCTTATGTTTAATATCATAGTGCTTTAATAGGAACAAAAACTCAAAGAAGAACCCCTTACTTTTATCCTGCGAGTTTAATAGGATAGCGATTTCACTGATATCGATAATTAACTCATGATCTGGATATTGTTGAAGTGCTTCGATAATGTTGGCAACATCATCCATAAAGAAATGATAGTAACTAGACTTTAATAAAGCTAATAGTTTTGGTTTGCCAGAAGTAAGATCTAGAGTTTTTACATCGCCATGAGCATGAAGGTATCCCTTAATTAAATTTTTATCTGTAATCTCAAAGAGAGTGGAGGGACTATCGTCAACCTTACTATTTTTTATAGTATACATTCCAGGATAAAACTGTATTGGATTATCTGGCTTATCTATAACGTTTAAGGTAAAGACAGAGGAGTCTGGAATTTTGTGAATTAAATATCTAAAAACATCTTTGCCAAAATCAAGAACCCCCACTAGTCTTCACCCTGGAGTCTATTCTCAATAAGCCTATCTCTTTCATCAGTAATGTCAAATGCAAACTTCATCATCTTGTCATAGCCCACTGCATTATTGACGGCACGTTCGTAATGATGATTACAGAAAAGTAACTCTCCAGCTACGCCTGTTGCCTTAACATAGGCTTGTGCTCCACACTCTTTTGCATCACAACGATCATTGGCAGTCATTGTCCATGCTTCTGCTGCTACTACCATTACTTATCCGTTCTATAAAATCCACTACCCTTGAAAACAGGGTTACCCATTGAGTATACCTTATTCAGAGACATACCACAAGTCTTGCAGTTGTATCCAGGATCATCTTCAGAGATGCTCCTAGTAACTATAAGATTAGTTTTACATTCTGAACAGGTATACTCATAGGTAGCCATTATTTAATCTTACTCCAGGTCAGTGGACCAACGATGCCGTCAGAGGTTAGTTTTGTTCTACGCTGTAGAATTTTGACAGCCGCATCAGTCTTGGCTCCAAATATTCCTGGAGTGTCTCCGACGACCTTTAGAGACGTCTGCAAGTATGATACTGCAATACCTTTTGAGCCGATCTTCAACTCACCAGAAAGTGCTGGCTTCTTGACTGTGGCTACCACTGGTTTAGCTACTGTAGCCTTAGCAGGAAATGCTGGGACAGCGACCTTAATAATTTCTACTGGAGCATCTTCTGGAGTTGCCTGTGCTGCAAATCCCTTAGCTGCCTCCATCTTGATGATAGCATCAACGAAGGCGATAGGCTCAACGAAGCCCTTACCATCTGCAGACCATCCATGACTCTTGCCCTTCCAGATCTCCCAGTGAAGGTGAACTCCAGTAGACATACCAGAAGTCCCCATAATTCCAAGAACTGTTCCAGCAGTGATTGTTTGACCAGCCTTGACCTTAATAGATCCAGGCTTCATGTGTGCGTATAGAGAGGTATAGAAATCCTTACCAATCTTATGAAGCACTACAACATAATGTCCAAAGCCACCGCCAGCAGCAGTTGAAACTGTTGCCTTTAGAACTTTACCATCATAGAATGACTCAATGTATGTAGGTCCTTTGCTTACGCCAAAGATATCTGTACCATTGTGATGCTTCTTTTCTTTCTTAACTGGGTGCATACGCCAACCCATCTTGCTACTGACTTTCCAGGTTTTCCCCTGAGCTCCGTCAATTGGAAATTGTGCCTTAGCCATATTTCTCTCCTTATGTTTGTATATCTTATTATAACATTACTACTTATTTAGTTAAAAGTCTTTTTGTGCCAAAACATTTCTTTGTATCCACCCCAGAATCTTTGCCTAACCTTTGTTGCACGAAGATAGTGATCTGAATCATGGGCTACAACATTAGACTTCCAGTCATCCCTTTTAAATGGAATCATCTGAAACATTGGAGTTCCTCTAGGGATCAAGCCAGTAAAGCCCTTCTTTATTAGAAAGGGGTGATTTGCATCTGTCTCATGATAATAGCCATCACTATCTACAATACCAGAAAAGGTTTGAAATGGCAAGTCTTCTCTGTTAAGTGGATGAGTATACATTACGCTATACCCCTTTGGAACCTTTGGAATCCACTGAGAGTGCCAGGCAAACTCTTGCTGATAAAAGTCTTCTGGAATTTTGTGAGATGTCTCTGGTCTCATGTCCATTAATACTGGATCAGATGAGGATAGAGAAATCGTAAGGCCACCGTCATCCTCCTGAGAAACCATCATGTCAGCCCAGGTAGATTGAATATAGCCCATACCAAATGAGTCGGCAAATGGCAAACACATCTTTACTGTAGAATTTCCTTCGCCATTATTATCAACTTTTGGCTTTCCACCTTTAAAGGCTGGCATGCTTGCAAACCAGTGTGGGATACTTTTACGGGCAGGACCTGGAGGATCTACAAGCATTTCAGCTTCCATAGTCTTTGGTAAAAACTCTATCTCTTTCATATATACCTCTATCTATTACTTGAGCCACCTGTCGGGATCGAACCGACCACCTACGCATTACAAGTGCGTCGCTCTACCAGATGAGCTAAGGCGGCATGTCCCTTGCAATAATGACGAAACATTATCCGCAGTTACCAGAGTGACGAGGGACCAATCACTCACAGCGTCTCTGATGGGACTTGAACCCACGACCCCTGCCTTGACAGGGCAGTGCTCTAACCAACTGAGCTACAGAAACAAGTGGGATGTACGACTAATCAGATCTACATCCCTGAGCCTTCTCCTAAGACGAGTGGACTAACTCCGAACCTATATCGTGAGATTACATACACGCCAGATTAACTACTGCCTGGACAGCAACAAGCGTTGCCAGTTTTACGTGCACTTGTACACGTATAGGTGATTAGCCTATAGAGCAGACGACCAGAATCGAACTGGCACCTTCAACTTGGAAGGATGAGGCACTACCATTATGCAACGTCTGCATGTCTAACTTTACTACTCTCTCATGTGTAGGTGGTGTTAGACAACCATTAGCTCCCCAACCTGGACTCGAACCAGGAACCTCGATGTTAACAGCATCTTGCTCTGCCAATTGAGCTATCAGGGAATACAGCTATTAAATTATACCAGAATCTTTAGAACTGGGGAACACGGGTCTCCGCCTTCTTCCCATTGCTTCTCTTCTTCTTCGCTCATGTACGGATCTCCATCATGGGTATAACAGAATGGATCTGATACCCAACCCTTGTCAATACCAATCTGAAGCCATTCCCAAACTTCTTGTTTGTCTAGGATGATAATATCTTTTTCATTTTCGCTCATGTATATAGTATACTCTCAAGTCTAGTAGTTGTCAAGTGTTTTTTAAATAATTCCATATGCTTTGTTCATAGCTACCCGAAACTCATCTGAACCAATATAAATTGAGATGCCATTAATGGTCCACTCAAAATTAACCTTATTTGAAACAGCGAACATTACATACCAAGATAAGAAGTCAGCCTTTATTTCCTGCTCAATATTGACTGCTGAAAGATATGGGATTGAGTCTATTTGTTTTTCAACAATAGAAATACCAGTTTTCTTTAACGAAAACTCTTTCGGCAAGATCTTTTTAATACTTTTTGTTTTCATTATTATAGTATACACAATTAGGATATTAATGTCAAGAACAAAATAAAATCTCCTCCTAGAATATTTACATTCTATAGAGGAGACTTTAATCTTTATGTGAGGCTTAGTGCTCAGAGTTCTTATCTACCTTGGCAAATGCAGCATTGATCTCATCCATGGTTAGTTTGCCATCTTCTAGGAATGCTCTAGCTAGCTTCTCAACTACTGTTGCTACTCCTAAGATTCCTGCCATCAATACTGCTGACCATAGGTCAACGCCAACTACTGCTCCTGCACCTAGAACTGATAGTCCAGATGCTGCAAACACTGCTAGAATTCTCCAGGCAATGCCCTTTAGGGTTGTGAACCCACCTGCTACTGATTCTTCTTCCATAATAGATTCCTTTCTATCCTATTAGTCTTTATTTCTGATACCGTAGGTAATTCCCCAAACAACTAGTGTTGCTATGATGGCATACCCGACAATTGTCTTAAACTCTCCCTCAAGAACTCCATAGGCAACGAACATTCCAAGAAGTGTCCATATTTGACCTAGGATATCACTGAAGAATCTTCTAATCTTTTCTTTCATTGTTATTCCTTTCTTCTAGCTGAGCCAGATCCCGAAGCTGCTGCTCCCCCTGAGCTACCGCCAGATGGTGCTGATGGTGCTGCTGGTACTGCGATGGCTCCAAGTGCTACGTTTACTGCTACAACTCCAGCAACGATAATTTTTTCTGCTTCTTCACGAGTTGCAGGGGACATGTCTGCACCCATGTTACCAAGGGCGTTAAGTGTATCTAACACTGCAGCAGCTCCTGGAATGCCGCTGAGGGCCTCTGGAAGGGCTAGGTCATCTGCTTGAGCAACAATTGCTAGGGCATCTAGAGCTGCCTCATATTCTGGGGAACCGTCAATAGCTGTCTCAAGAACTAGCTCTGCGGCGGCTAGAAGTACTATAGCTTGCTCTTCAGTTAGCTCTTCTGGATCTATGGCTATTAGCTCTTCTACTGCAAAGTTAGCTTCCTCAATAGATTCCGCAAGACTTGTTATTGCTTCTGGCTCTGGATCTTCTATTTGAACTAATGGATCTTCTGTTTCTGGCTCTTCAACTGGGAATGGAATTGGCTGTGGCTGAGGTTGTGGCTCAATCGCAGGAGGATCTACAACTGGAGGAACTTCTTCTGGAATAACTTCTTCGGGAATAATCGGTTCTGGACTAGGCTCTGGAGTAGGTTCTAGAATGGGTTCTACTGTTGGCTCTGACTCAGGAGTTGGCATTGGTGTAGGAGTAGGCTCTACTGTTGGAGTAGGCTCTGGAATAGGAGCAGCCTCATAACTAACAACAAAAATAAGAACCTTTACGGTTCCTCCAGCTGGATCTCCATACATATTTGAAGACTCTATAGTTACTGACGTTTGTCCAGAAGCTAATTGAGTTAATGTTGAGGAGACATCTAGACCACGAGTGGCATTATCTGGATCACCATACCAAGCTGTGATACTTAAGATTCTCTGCCCTACTGGTGCAATAACCTCTATACTTGTGCCCTCAGAAATTATAGTTGCTCCATCTGGAACAGTTGGTCTTGGAACTGGTTCTACCGTTGGCTCTGAAGTTGGCTCTATGGTTGGAATAGGCGTTGGGCTTGGTTCTACTGTAGGTTCTACTGTAGGCTCTGGTGTGGGCTCTACTGTGGGTTCTGGAGTAGGTTCTAGGGTAGGCTCTGGGGTAGGAATAACTGGCTCTGGAGTTAGGACTGGAACTTCTTCTACCTTAACAACGCCATACTCTTCAAGAGTCACAACTTGACCACTGGTAAGACGAACTCCTGTACGTGTGTGGCCATCATAGGTTGGACCAGTCAAAGAATACGATATTGATACCGTGCCGTCTGTATTGATAGCGGCAACAATGTTTATGTTCGTAGGCTCCGTAGCATTCTGTAGCCAAATTGGTCTAGCAGATATGTCTATTTGAAATCCACCATCAGATGCTGAGATAATTAGATGCTCATCACTATGCCAGTTCGGGTATACTACCCAGTCCATACTGTAAAGGCTAATAGATGGCGTTTGTGGGAAATCCCAATAAGTTCCATCTGGATTTCCAAAAGTAATTACAGAGTTAGTCGTTGCATAAACAGAGCTATACTGTACTCCATCAAATGTTACTGTGGTTGTGAGAGGAACCTGGTAGGACATATCGTCTCCACCGTCAGTAGTGACAACTACAACAACTGGCTCTATAGCCTCGTCTGCCATAGCTGGAACAGCAATAAGTAATGGCAATAGTGCCATTAATAATACTAAGAAGAATCGGGATATTCTTTTAATTTTGGGTCTTTCTATTAAGCAGCTTGGGATTATAAATGCTTAACTAGACTATTATATCATTCTATTAAATAGCAAAAGGGGCCAGGTTTCCCCAGCCCCTCTTTAAAACTAGACTAAAATTCCCAGTCTTCATCTTCTGTTAGCTCTTGCTTACCGATCACATAGCTAGAACCAGATCCAGAGAAGAAGTCGTGATTCTCATCTGCATTTGGAGATAGTGCTGATAGGATAGCAGGATTAACATCACATTGATCCTTTGGAAACAGTGCATCAAAGCCCAGGTTCATTAGTGCCTTATTGGCATTATAATGTAGGAACTTCTTTACATCCTCTGTCAAACCTAAGCCATCATAAAGGTCTGCTGTATATCTAATTTCATTATCATAGAGTTCCATCAGAAGGTCATAGGCATATGCCTTTAGCTCTTCCTGACGCTCCTGTGACGATTCATTGTATGCCTGCTGAAGTTTATACCCGATATAATAGCCATGCACAGCCTCATCACGAATGATAAGTCTAATTAGATCAGCAGTGTTAGTCAACTTAGCTCTGCTAGACAGATACATTGGCCAGTAGAACCCTGAGTAGAATAGGAATGATTCTAGCAATGTAGATGCAATCTTACGCTTCTCTGGATCATCACCATAGTAACGGTCTAGAACAATCTGAGCCTTCTTCTGAAGATATGGATTATCTTCTGACCAACGGAAAGCGTCGTCAATCTCTTGTGTAGATGTTAGTGTAGAGAATACACTAGAGTATGACTTTGCATGTACTGATTCCATAAAGGAGATGTTAGTTATAACAGCCTCCTCGTGCTGCGTACGAGCATCTGGGATCAATGACATGGCTCCTACCGTACCCTGAATTGTATCTAGCATAGTGAGTCCAGTAAAGACACGCATAGTTAGAAGCTTTTCCTCATCTCTTAGAAGTGCCCAGGACGGGACATCGTTTGAGATTGGAACCTTCTCAGGTAGCCAGAAGTTTGATGTAAGTCTATTCCAAACCTCTAGGTCAATTGGATCTTCAATCTTATTCCAGTTAATTGGTCTTGTAATCATTGTAGCCCTTTCTTATAGCATGCATGATACGCACTCTTCGACATCTGTACCTTCTAGGGCCATCTGGCGAATGCGAATATAGTAAATAGTTTTGATACCCTTACGCCATGCGTAAATCTGGGCCTTGTTGATATCACGAGTTGTCGCAGTATCCTTGAAGAACAAGGTCAGTGACAAGCCCTGGTCAACGTGCTGGGTAGCAGCTGCATAGACATCAATAATCTTCTCTGGTCCTACCTCATAAGCGTCTTGGAAGTACTCTAGATTTTCATTAGTTAGGTAAGGAGCTGGGTAGTAAACACGACCAAGCTTTCCCTCTTTACGAATTTCAATCTTAGATGCAATAGGGTGGATAGATGATGTTGAGTTATTGATATAACTAATTGATCCTGTTGGTGGTACAGCCTGTAGGTTCTGGTTATATAGACCAAAGTCTTTTACATCACCTGCAAGACGTGCCCAGTCAGCATCGTTTGGAATCTCAATATTTGCATCACTAAATATCTTAGCTACCTTCTCAGTCTTTGGCTTCCAGTCTTGATAGATATACTTCTCAAAGAACTCACCAGAGGCATACTTCGAACGCTCAAAACCATCAAATGGAGATCCAGTCTCTTTAGACATCTTATTAGAAGCTTTTAGAGCATGGAACAATACTGTATAGAAATACATATTCGTAAAGTCAATAGACTCTTCGTCTCCATAGTGCATGTGCTCCTTACCAAAGTAACCATGTAGGTTCATTTGACCTAGACCAATAGCTCTTGCCATCTTGTTACCCTCGGCAATTGACATTACAGATTCAATATAAGACATGTCTGCAACAGATGTCAGTGCACGAACAGCTACTTCAATAGTCTTGCCAAAGTCTGGTGACTCCATAGCCTTAGCAATGTTTAATGATCCTAGGTTACATGAGATATCTTTACCAATTTGATCGTATGATAGATCGGCATTGTATGTTGTAGGAGTGTTTACCTGCAAGATCTCTGAGCATAGGTTAGACATATTAATACGTCCATCAATAGGATTAACGTTATTCACGGTGTCTTCATATACAATGTATGGATACCCTGACTCAAACTGAAGTTCAGCAATTGCCTGGAAGAATTCTCTAGCCTTAATCTTAGACTTCTTAATTCTTGCATCATCAACCATCTCCTGATATTTCTCAGTGATGGAGATATCTGACATAGGAATGCCGTAGACACGTTCAATATCATAAGGTGAGAACAAGTACATGTCTTCATTATTCTTAGCTAGCTCAAGAGTGATGTCAGGAATAACAATTCCAAGACTAAGAGTCTTAATTCTAATCTTCTCATCTGCATTCTCACGCTTAGTATCCATGAACTTCATGATGTCTGGGTGGTGAGCACTTAGATAAACTGCTCCAGCTCCCTGGCGAGATCCTAGCTGATTGGCATATGAGAAAGCATCTTCTAGCAACTTCATTACTGGAATGATTCCTGATGACTGGTTTTCAATCTTCTTGATTGGAGCACCCATCTCACGAATGTTAGTCATGTTTAATGCAACACCACCGCCACGCTTTGAAAGCTGCAATGAAGAGTTTACTGCACGTGAGATTGACTCCATGTTATCTTCAATACGTAGCAAGAAACAAGATACAAACTCTCCACGCTGAGCCTTGCCAGCATTCAGGAAGGTAGGTGTGGCAGGCTGGAAGCGACCAGTGATAATCTCATCAACTAAATCTTTTGCCAATTGCTCATTACCCTTAGCAAGCATCAACGCATTCATTGTTACTCGGTCTTCAAAACGCTCTAGATATCTTTCACCATCGAATGTCTTTAGAGCATATGAAGTATAGAACTTGTAGGCTCCAACGAATGTCGGGAATCTAAACTTATAAGAATATGTTTGTTTAAATAGATCCTTAATAAACTCATCGGAGTATTGATTTAGGATTGTTGGATCGTAATATTCTTTTTCTATTAGGTAGTGTAACTTTTCTTCAAGGCTGTGAAAGAACACGGTATTTAGATTTACGTGGTCTAGGAAATAGGCTCTGGCTGCCTCTCTGTCTTTATCAAACTGGATCTTGCCGTCTGCCCCATAGAGATTGAGCATTGCGTTTAGTTCGTGATAACTGTAGTTATCCATATAGCTGGCCTAGCCTTTCTTTTACTTTAATTACATCATCGTCTGTACCAAAGATTTCCACTCTGGCAATTACTGGTACCCCAGTCTTTTTAGAAATTAAGTCTGCAGCAATGCAGAAGTGTTCTCCAAAATTTGTGTTGCCGAATCCAACGACACCACGAAGTCTTTCTCTGTTTTCAGGAATATTCAGAAATTCCTTTACCTGCCTGGGAATGGCCAATTTAATTGAGCCTCCACCGTAGGTAGGTATAAATAATACATATTCTCTAGACACAACTAGAGGCTGTTCTTTGTCCCACTTAATTGGGATCCTTATTGCTATGTTGTCTAATTTCTCAACAAATCTCTTGGTATTACCAGAATAGTTTGAGAAATATAAAATATCTATGGACATCTATTCTAACCCCTTTTTATAAAACTTTGGATGAAAAAAGGAGGGGATTTTTGCCCCCTCCTCCTCATTCACATGAGCTAATTAATTAACTAGCTTTACCTGTGACTTCTTTGATACCTTCTTGTTGTACTGCTTAGCAAGAGCGTTAAATCGCTTCACTAGAGCAGCATACTTTGCCTCTGCTACAGAGACCTTTGCATTTGCAACTGCAAGTTCTGCATCTTTGGTTGTTACTAGAGCAGCTAGGTCTACAACCTTAAACTGTCCCTTCACAAAGCCAACTGGAGTAGTTAGACCAGTTACAGCAGTTGCTACTGTAGCAGTTGCGACTAGATCATAGGTGTCTACTGACAAGGATGCAATATCCTGGGTAGCAGTTCCAGTGACTCCAGTAGTCAAAGTATAAGGAGTGGTTGCTTTTGAGCTGATTACCTGTAGGGCAATTGCGGCAGCATTTACTACGTTACCGAATACGTCAGCTCCTGAGACAGTTACCTTGGCAGTAGTTCCAAGAGCAGCAGTTGGAGCAGATACGGTAATAGTATTTAGTGCACCAGCAGTACCCTTTACATAATAGGTAACTGGGATAGCAGTTCCAACGGTTACAACAACCTTACCAGTCTTGGTAGTCTTTGTGTATACCTTGAATGCTGCAGTATTGCCAGTCCCAGTAGGAATGCTTAGAGCAGATTCTCCAGTGGTTGCAGTGACAGTTCCAGTTGTACCAGCCTTGATCAAAGTTGCATCCGTGGCAACTACGGTTACTGTTTCTCCAGCAGTAATACCAGCCAAAGCAAAGTCTAGAGCATCTGCAGCATCTACAGAGTTATCTGCAGGAACTGGTAGTGCAATAGCTGTTGCTTCTGTGGTACCGCCTGTAGCGGCAGTTGTAGCAATAGTTAGCGTGGTTGTGACTGCTGCGTTAGCAGGTAGTGCAATGAAAGTGGTTGTTGCAAGTACTACTGCAGAGGCAATAGCGATTAGTGGCTTCTTAAATGAAGTCATGTATATCTCCTTTTATTATTTGGTGTTTGATTAGATTAAATCAAATCTTGATAAGTAATCCCGAACTTCGTCGGTCATTGGCTTAGGTTTATAGTCTATCACTCCAGCAGGTCTATTGTCAAGTCCTGATTTTGGTCTATCCTTAAAACTATGAATCTCTACTTCAAGGTTCTCGTCTTTTCGTGTATGTGAAATTGCTCCGAAGATAGCTCCACAGACAGCATCTGCAAGGTCCTTAGATGATTTACGAGGGTGGTCAACACGGTTATTCTTCATGATCTTTAGCTCTGTTAGCTCTTCGAACAATAACTCTATTGATGGCATTACAAGTCTTTCTTCGTAGACTAACATGGCCATATCCTCATAGTGCTTCTTAGCTACAGACACAGTTTCAGTTCTGATGCCTACCTGCTTTAGCTCATTCTGGATATCAAAGGACTGCCAGCGGTCAAAGGAGACCATGCCAAGGTTAAAGCCTTGCCTACGTAGCCCTTGAATCCATTGTTTGACCTCTGAAAGGTTCACTGGTCCCTCAACCTTTGGCTCCCAATAAACAACTGCATCTACAACTACTACTGGCATTACCTGTGCATAATCCTTAACTACCTGAACACTTACCCACTTTTCTACGTGAGCAATTGCAACAGCACACTTGTCATGCTTTTGTGCAAGGTCAGCATGAACAAAATAAGTCTTGTCTGGATCTGGAGTAAAGGTTTCATCAATTCTTTTATATCCATCAATAGGATTTCTAATAGTCATACAGGCACGAACCTTCTCTACCTGCTTAAAGAACGCATCTGAGCTATAGGTTGGGATACATGCAAAGCGTTGCATAGCATCTCCAATGTCTGTATAGAATGCCAACTTGAAGTCATCAATTTTACGAGTAGGATTAACTACCCATGTTGGACGCTTAATGGCAAACATTCCTGGAAGCTTATAAGACAAGATAGTGTCTTCATCCCATGAGATGTCGAAGAAGTTTCCCTCTTGATCTTCTGGTAATTCATCGTTCATGATAAATCTGTGATGCTTGGTAACGACTTCTTTCTCTGCTACTACTGCATCGTATCTCTGTGAGATAAAGTCACCTGGATAACGAGGAAATGATAGCAACGCTACCTTGCCAAGATCTGGGAAACGAGAATCTACAGAAGCACGGAAGGCCTTGTAGATATTATCAGCAGTCTTACCCTGATCATTTCCAGTTCCAACCTCCTGAGCAAAACCAGAGATCTCATCTAGTACAGCCAGGATAAGGTTAAGACCCTCATGGGACTCTCGCTCAGAGTGACCAGAGTAAACAGTTAGAGAGTGATCAAACTCAATGCTGTCTGCCTTGGCATAGAACCTTCCAGCAAACCAGGGTGATCTCTCAATCTTAGTTTTAAAACCTTTAAAGAAAACGTTCTTAGCCTGCTGTGCGTTAATAGCAACGTTAATGATATCAATAGCATCGCCAGATGGCTTACCGAAATATCGTGCTGGGTCTTTTAGGCAAAGTAGTTTATATACAATATATGCACAGGCAACGGTAGAGACAAAGTCCTTACCGCTACCCTTACCAAGTTGAAGGATTACTTCATTCTTAGTATACTTCTTATAGTAACGCCTACCGTCCTCCTCGCCCATGATGTCAATAACATCTTCAAGCTTGTAGACCTGGCTCATAGCCTCTACAATGTCATACTGAATATCAGATAGTGGTGGCTGTGCAAGATAGTGCTCACCTTCAACAAAGGTTTTTGCATCTACTGGCATCTCATCGAAGTTACTATCCTTAAGGACTTCTAGAAAATCATTGAACATCGTGGACAATTGTAATCACCTCTCTCTCTTTTGATACATCAGAAAGCTTACGCATAATCTCATCACGAATTTGTGGATGACTAGATGCTATATCTTTAAGTATACCAACGAGGACATCTTGCTTACGCTCAATCTCAATCATCTCTTCTGCTAGCTCTTTGTTCTCTAGCAGTCCAGCCTTCTGTAGCATGTCAATACGCTTAGACTCTAGGTCCATAACTAGCTTAATGCCTGCTGTTTTTGCCTGAAGGTTTGCTGTCGTTGTCGCATCATCAATTACTTCATATGCTTTACTAATTAGTTTAGTATAGTGAGTATCTGCACCGACAAGGGCTTCTTTAGCACGAGCACGAATAGCCGCATTGTCTGCAGCCATGGTTCTCCACTCATCAATATAGGCTACGACCTTTTGACGAGGCATCGCAAGTTCTTTAGAGATCTGAGTAGGTTCAGATCCTGCTAGGTATCTTTCTACAACTCTATTTACATTGTCTAGATGTTGAATTAGATTATCTTCAGTTGACATTCTTAACTACCTTCTTAATCCTTCTCTTAGGAATACGCTTGATTCTATCAATCCTAAATGATCTAAATGCCCCGACCTGGCCACGAGTGACTTCAAAACAGTCTACCCATTGGACATTAGTCTCTGTGTTGGTTGTAAGGCTATCAAATTTAAATCTTACTCCATACTCTCCACGAATCTTCATTAAGTCACCTTTGACTATAGTAAACCCATCAACGACTATCTCTGGTACTCTGTCGAACTTTGTCTTCAATACTGGAGCCTGGTTCTTTTTCCTCATTAGATGTTTCCTTCAAGTCGTTTAATCTCGTCATCAATATAAAAGATTGCTTTTCTGAGGTCTTCAATATGCTTGTCTTCATTCTTTATTCCTGCTCTCCAGATATACTTCATAGCGTTGCCTAGGTTAAAGTTCATGTGTCTAGTTACTTGGATTGTTTCTATACCGCTTGGATGGGCTGTATAGTGTGCTGGATGACTTACCATATCTATATTATTTGCTTTGGTCATTAGTGACTCTTCCTCCAATAGTTCTTGTACATCTATCACAGATAGTGTATGTAATTCCTGTGAATGGACATGAGGATTCTCTTGGTGTCTCATGCTTGCATGTTAAGCCTATGAACAGGCCCATGGCTTTTTTCTTAAAGTGCTTTACAATTCTCATCGCTTAGACCTTCTTAATTTAAACTTAGCAAGATAAACATAAATAGTTTCTACGCTTGTTCCGCATTCTTTTGCAATATCTTCTGGACTTTTTTTATCCATCCAATATCTTTTTTTTAACCAGTTTTCACTAGTATATAGCTTTGCCATCTATTTGTCAACCTTTCCCCAGTTATTGATTGCCCAATGCCCAATACCAATCGCATCAGCAACATCATTATCTGAAATATCTTTATCATAATAGGTATTTACAAAGTGGATTGTCCTGAGCTTTCTGATATCTCTAGACTTATTTGTATACCAGGCTTTTGATTTATCTGGATACTCTTTCATTAGAGCTAGCTTCTCAACTGCCGTGAGCTTTCCATTTCCAATATATGTTTGCCAGGTTATTGGATTAATAGATCCTGCAATATCTATACTGTTAAGACTTGCAGCTCCTAGGAGAGCTCCCTGGACTAATGCTAGGTCTGCAGCAGTCTTAGGACTATTGATAAAGACTGTATGTTCAATAACAATTGCATCAATGTCAAATAGTTTAAACACTGCCAGTGTCTTTGCTGCTGCATCTGCAACTTTGGCATAGGTATCTTTACCCTGGAAATTGATCTTTCCGTATTTGACTAAGGCCATACCAGAAAAGATAGCAAAAGCAAGACTATTAGTACTAGCATCGATAGAGCATATATTTTTAGGTTTTTCTTTTTCATTAATCCTGCTTAAATTTACCATTTGCAAAACCTTTTAATTCCTTCAGAACAGTGGATACGTCTGAGGGGTTGACAGTACATTCTACACACAAGATATCATCATTGTATGCCGAAAGAGTTTTACTACAAGACTTGCATTTCCGGTCTTTACCGTAACGCCTAGTTCTTCTAGAAACCAAGTATCTTTCAGCTATCTTCTCTTTTGTTGCAGCAGTTCTACAATCAGGAGAGCAGTATATCTGATAAGATATCTTGGTTGAGAAGGTGTTATCACACCATTGACAGTGCTTCATCTATTGGCTCCAGAGCTTTAAGTTTAATGTCTCCAGTGCCAGCTTCTGCACAGACCTTAGAAAGAGGACAGGTTTTACAGATCTTAGAATTAGATCTATAGTTTTTTTCAGGCAGGGTTTTATCTTCCCATGCCTTCCTGACATCTCTCATCCAGTCAAAGGCTCGGTCTACCCACCCACCATAATAATCACTTAGGACTACTGGTAAAATAAGTAGCTCGTGATTGTTTTTATTTTCATAAATTAATACTGCTCGTTCTTTTTTTAGAATCTTCATATAGATAAGAAGCTGAACTAGGTGACCAGTCTTTGGCTTACCATGAATCTTTCTATATTCGAATCCCTCACTTGGCATTGTTTTAATTTCGCCAAGAAGATCTTCGCCTTCCCAATTTAGAATTACGTCTCCGTAACCAAAGATTGGAGGATCTTCAGATGTAATCTTAAACTCTGAGTCTACCAAGAATCCTGGGACGTTACCCATCGCTTCCTGAATACGCTCGTGAGACTTTGTACCAGCATTCATGTTGGCACCACCATAAGCATCTGCATTATCTTCAAAGATACCGCCTTCAAAGGCTAGGTACCAATAACGAGCACACTCTCCATGAGAGAATGCAACTGTTGATGGAGCAAATGTTTTCTTTGTAGTGAACTTGTCAACACGATTGATAGTGTATCCAGATCGTATCTTTGCGATTAGCTCTTCGCTATTCAAGAAAGACTCAATCTTTTTCTCTATTGGTTTTAGCATTACTTGTTGCAATAAACTTTTTGCCATGTTAACACTAGCGAGTAATATACTTGAGGGCTGATACTAATGCATTAATTGATTCTGCAGCAGTATAGTACAAGTTCTTCTTCGCTCTGTCTCCTTTATCTACATTGGCCATCCATGTTGCCTTAAAGGACATCTTCGCTGCAATTGCTTGCAGTCTGACGATCTCTATGGTAGCTACATTAAGTGGAATATCTGGTTTAATGATGACCTTTGCAATAAAGGTAAGAGCTGTCGTTAACTCTTCATCATTCATAAAATCAGCAATCTCGGTGAGACCATTGATCATTTCTATTGTTGTTTGTTGTTGTTCCATTTTAAAACTCCTGTATTACTAGTATCTAGTATAGCATTACTCAGAGGTGATGTCACCTATTAATTGCTCTAAAATTGACATTTCTATAACTGCTAGTCTAGTCTTAATTCCAGAGTCTCCAATGACAACTACAATAGCAGGATCATTGTTATTACGAATAGCATCAGTTGTCGCTTTTGCCCAGACATCTTTGTTGAGGGTAAAAGATTTACCCACTTCTTTAAAGTCAACAGTAAAGTTTTCCCACGTGGCATCACCCTTGTGTGTTCCTCTACCAGAATTTTTGTGCATCTTAGCTCCAAGTCTTTTACTCTCACTCTTCTCGCTCATAGTCTCTCCTACTCTTCTTTGTTCTTAGGTCAACTGTGCTGAGATGCTTTTCATTACACATCCATGTTAACTCCTTAGATTCTGGATAAGATCTAAGAGAATTTACTGGCTTACTACATACCTGACATTTAAATTCACCTTGATAGATGTTATACTTCGCCATTCACTTTAGCCTTAATTGAGTCTTGAAGATCTAGGTCTTCTCTTACACGGTTTACGAATGCTTCTCTACCCTGGACCTTTGAGCCATCTGGAAGGATGTACCAGGCTCCTGTACGCTCTACGATACCCATCATCTCTGCAGTATCCACCAAGTCGCCCACACCATCAATACCCACCAAAGGACCTCTGAAATAAAAGTCATACTCTCCGCTTTGGAAAGCTGGTGAAGTTTTGGAGAACTGAATCTCCCAGCGAACCTTGCGGCCAACCTTTTCCTCGATGAGTTTATCTCCCACAGCAATCTTACCCTTGATAGCCTGATTGTCAGACTCAGAGCTAAATAGTTTAATGACGGTTGAGCTATAGAACTTAGTAGCCTGGCCACCTGATGGCTGCTGACTTGTATACATTGCACTAATGTTATTACGACTCTGACTAATGAGGACAAGCATTGTAGGCTTGACCTTGTTATTTGCATAGTTGAGCATCTTCCACGCATTACTAAAGTCTCGTGACTCTGCTCCAATTTGCTTAGTATTCTCAAGTTCCTTGAGTTCATCTGTACCCTTTTCAAAGTAAATAGCAGGTAGCAATGAAGTGATAGAGTCAATGACAATAATATCCACTCCAGCATTCATTAAGGCTGTACCTACATCTACCATCTCATTGATAGTTCGTGCTTGAGAAACAATAAGCTTATCGGTATCTACCCCAAGCTTCTTAGCCCATTCTTCAGAATATGACATCTCAGCATCAATCCAAGCACAAAGCTTTCCCTCTTCCTGAGCCTCTCCAATTAGTTGAAGGCATAGAGAGGACTTTGCGGAAGACTTGCTACCCCAAATAAGTACTTGGCGACCTAGAGGAAGGCCACCCATAAGAGCACGATTCATTCCATGACTAGGAGTCTTCTGGTGTTCAATCTTAAATCCTACGCCATTAGATAGTCTCTTACGAATGCGTGGATCTAGTGCTGCCAAAGCTTCTTCATAAGTTGTCATTATTCTACCAGCCCATTAATCTTTGCTGGGTTAAATCCTGCCCAGGCATCATCTTCTGTTACTACTACTGGGGCTGCTTTAAAGCCCATATCTACGATCATGTCATAGGCAATAGTATCAACTGTAATGTCCACTGTCGTGAACTCCGTACCGTTCTTTGTAAGAAGCTTCTTTGTTTGTTCACACTGCACACATGCAGGCTTTGTATATACTATAACTGCCATTAGAACTTTACTCCATGCTTCTCTGGACGAGTCTTGTTGTACCCAGTCTTTTTCTCAAACGCCTCATCCAAAGATACGTTTGTGTACTCATGTTCTACTAGTCCAGCATATAAATCGAATGTTCTAATAAGGATATCTGCCATCTCATCTGCAATAGCTTCTGGACCATGAGACTTACGAATAGCTTCCATAACCTCTACAGCTTCTGATACAATCATCATTAGTTGTTTAGTTATGAATATGTCATCTACCACCTCTGGCCAGAATCCTTTTTCTACTGCTACTGAGTGTAGCTCTTCTGTTATATCTTTAAACACTTTCAACATCCTCCATAATTACTGTGCCATCTTTTGTCTGTCCAAAGGTAAAGTTGTATGCATTACCCTCTTCAATTTTCATATACGCCTTGGCAAACGACGTAGGAAATACTGTTACTGAGTGTAGGTCACGATCGGTGTCTGCTACAACCAGTGAGGCCATCTTCTTACCAGCCTTGGTTATGCGTGGCTTAAATGATACCACGAACTTCTCTTCTTCCTTATATGGAAGTTGACGATAATTCAAGAATTTTAGGAAGCCAGCCGTTGATGTTTTAATCTCATCTACAGGAACTGCAGACACAATTCTATTATCACTAGCAAGAAGAATATAAGTCTTACCTGCCTCAATAGTAGTCTGCTCTTCATCAAAGATAGCAACACTTCCAGTCTTATCTAGCAACTCTACACGTGACCAGCCTGTTCCTCTCTTGATACCCTTAATCATACCCATTAGGATATAAGCACCCTTCTCTTCAAACTCTTCAACATCATTGATAAATGCGTGGTAGTGTGAAGGAACTGATAGATTAAACTCTGGTAGGTTAAGGTATTCATATAGATTTTCCTTAATCTCTTCGTCATTCCGTGGATTATCTGGGAAGGTTGCTCCACCAACTACCCTCAAAGCCTGCAATGCACGAGTATTAACTCCACTGCCCTTAGTAAATGTAAACTCTTCTAGCTCCTTATAGGAGTTAAATGGACGAGCCTCCATGTATTTAGCTGCAATGTTATCAGAGATGTACTTAATTGCGGTTAGTCCAAAGCGAATTCCCTTGCCCTCAATCTTAAAGTCAATGTCTGAGTCGTTAATGTGTGGAAGTTTTACAGAAATACCCATACGCTTTGCCTCAATTAGGTACTCTGTACGAGTATCCTTGTCCTTCTCATTCTTAAGAAGAGAGTACATGAACTCAATAGGATAGTAGAACTTTAACCACGCTGTCCAGTATGAGAGGGTCGAGTAAGCCACAGCATGTGACTTATTGAAAGAGTATCCAGCATGGGCCTCAAAGTCCGTCCAGAGGTCTTCTGCGGCTTCTGGGCGTAGGAATCTAGATGCTCCCTTAACGAACTGATCACGATATGCATCAAATTCACGAGCATCTTTCTTCTTACCAATAATCTTACGAACCTTATCGGCATCTGCCATGGTCATTCCACCAAGTTCGGTACATGCCTGCATAACTTGTTCTTGATATAGAATACATCCATAGGTCTCAGCAGTAAACGCCTTCATCACCTGGTGGTGATAAGAGATGTTCTGCTTACCGTGCTTTCGAGCAATATAGTCTTTACC